TGAATAGTTTCTATAAACGCTTGTTCATATTGTCCTACTGATTCAGCTGGTGCTAAAATACCAATAACATCTTTTGTGATCATCGCATCTACCATACTATTCTCTGGCACGAGTATCTTAGCTTCTTTGTATACTGCGATTCTGTAATTTGTGTCGTGTGCTTCATAGTCGGTTGCATAGACAACTTCTCCTGCCCAACGCATGTTCATTAAACGTGCTGAGTATGTGAAGATGAGTTCTTCTGTAACTTCCATAAGCCTTGCTTTTGCTTTTGCAATTCTATGAAGTGTTTTGCGTTCTTCGATAATAGCTACGCCTGATGCAATATTATGTCTGCTCTGACGTAAGCCTCCTAGTCCTGTTAGATTCTCTATTTGATCTAAGATTTGTTTTTGTTTCTCCATGATCTTAGTAACATCGCCTGTATCTACAGGGATAGTTTCTATTTGACCTTGACTTGCTCTAACGATAGAACCAGCTTGTGCAGGGACTGATATTCCTTTTTCTGCTCTAATAATAGTTTTAGCAAACTGAATAGATGTATAAGCTTCACATTCTAACTTGTAATACTCGCGCATCGCATCTGATGCTGAATCAATGTCTGATATGCCGACATCCATTCTTCGAGGATCTCTTTTGCCATATGAGATAAATCCTGGGATACCCATGCCGTCTGGATATGTTCCTTGAGCAACAACCTCTGCTTCTGTATCAGCATTATCGCCTTTATGTAGTTTATAGTTTGTCCAGTATGATGGATAGTCGGAACCACCTAAGTGATAGCATTTGAAATACATATGCTCTTCATCTTCGTCTTCTAGTACTTTAACGTAACGCAAGACAGGCGCTCCACCATAGAAATCAAAGTCCCAATCAGTTACTGCTAAAGGGTTGAGTGATACTGTGTATGGTCTTCCTAGATTGCCTTCTGATTCTAAAGGCATGTCAACAAATACCCAACAATGACCGTAGATAGATGTAAGATCACCTACGTTCTCCATGAAGCCGTTCATTGATCTGTTCTGTAAATCAGCGTCTAGCAACATAAGTTGTGACCACTCAATGTTGCCTGGATCGATCATTACGCCTTGAGGCGTACAAAACTTAAGATCGCGTTTAATGCCAGGCTCAAAAACAACATCATTGATTGTGTCAACGATATATCTGCACATAGGCTGTGCAACTGTATTCTCGATTAGATCAGCGTATATATTTGAGTCTTCTGACGGACGCTTTTTGCGTACATATTTTTTGAAAGGGTAACCACCAAGATATGCATTTTGATATGCCAGCATCTGTGGATAGATGGCATCATACATAGGGTGACGATTAAGTAAGTCTTTATACTTCATTAAGTGATCCTATTAATATTGTTATTTATATATTCAACATTCTATTTATATTATTTTGTCGGTTTATGTTTGCAGTTGTCATTGTGCCAACGCTTGATTAATCCTGGAGCAGTATACATATCGCAATGCTTGCATTTCTCACTAGCGTTTTCTCCAAAGTAATTAGATCGACCTTTGTTCATCATGTCCATTGTCTTGTCTTTATATGAACCTACAAACAAATGATCTGGGTTGCAACACTTTCTGTTATCGCATGTATGCAATACGCATTGATTTTTAGGTATGCGGCCTTTCGAAACTTCATATGATACTCGGTGTGTTGTTCTCATTCCACCATGTTCTATATCTTTAATCATGCCGTAGCCGATGTTGTTGGTACCACCCCGCCATTCCCAGCAATCTGTAATTCTGTTTGGAACGCATTTTCTATATAATCGTACATCTATTGGTGTTGTTGGTCTTGACATTTTATTTCCCCTCGTTTATTAACTTGTCATGATTCTCTTCAAGTTCTCGTATACGCTCTAAGCATTTAAAGAGTCTAATAATCTTTTTACTAAATGATATGCTACCGCCTAGTCTATTGTATTCATGTAACAGTGCAATCAATTGGTCTTGGTAATGATCGTGCGTAGCTTTGTGTCTCTTGTATTCCTCTCCCTGAGAAAGACTATAAACAATTCTACTGTGGCGTCTCATGCTGTCTTCCAGTTCTGGGAAACTCTTGAAATTACTGTCAGTGGTGTTGAATTCATGTATCTTCATATTGTATTTATCCCTAAGGTTAAATTAATTAAATAAAATATAGTGTTACCATATAACGTGATCAACCTCTGTATCTCCTTTTCCCATTATTTCGTCCCATGTAGGTCCACCTTCATACAAAGGTGACACTGGCTTATGTTCTTTGCCTGGCTCATAGAACGATTGCAATCTGTTATCCATACCAACAAACTCTGCTCCGCCCCAACTGTCATGCTGTATAGGGAATAAATGATGTATACCATATCTGATAGAATCGCCTAAGCCATCGATGTGTGCGTATTTTGCATCAGTGTATTTGACTAACTTCTTACGAGTACCATCAACAAAGTGAAACGATTGCATTGCTTCTATAAGGGGCGTATCAGACGGACTGATAACAAGTCCTCCACGATTAATGAATGCGTTAGATGAGTTGTCTGTGTCTGATATGAGAGGGTTGGATTTCTTGTTGTTGATAATAGTAAAGCCATATTTCTCAAGTATTACTCGGTCTGTTACGCCGAACGTCGATGTAGTATCTCTGTTTGTTTGTGCACCAGACATATCAATTATCGAAAAGATGCGTCTTCTAGGATAGTCATTACGTATCAATCGTGCTATCTGTTCTGTACCACAATCTTTAATAGCATACGATTGTAATATCTCCATCGTACCTTTACTGTTGTTAGGGTTGCTTACTTGTGCAACTACAGCACACATAACTCTTTTGTTAAAGTCATGAAAAGTATAGATGTCACCCTGTCTATCGAATACATCTCTGCAATGTATTGCGCGATCAAACGTATAGAAGAACTGGTCAGTCACACTTTCCCAAGAACAGTTATAGTCTTGCGCAAACTTTAATGGGCTTAGTATTCTTTTCTGTTCTTCGATGAAGTCTAAATTACCACTACGCATTTGCTTATAGTCAAAATGTCTCACCACGTATCTGTTAGGATTTTGTTGAGCTAATCTGAATAGATCATACAACGGACCATTGCCATTAGGTGTAGATATAACAATCAATCGTCCTTGTGTGTCAGGCGAACCTACTCTAGGTCGTAATCTGTTTGTTATTTCTTGAAGAGTATCTTGTGAATACAATGATGCTTCATCTGCTATCCACATACCTACGTTTAGACCACGTAGATTCTCTTTCATCTCAGCAGACTTACAGCGTATGTATACACCATTCTTAAATTTGATTGTTAACTCAGAGTTGTTAATGTCTTTACCATCAATCAATCCGAAGTTAGCCATACACGACTTCTTCAAGTCTTCCCAGATCAATGACTTAATCATAGATCCAGTTGGCGCACTATAGATGATATCTTTTCCTTTGTGATATTGTTCATCTGTAGCAAAGATAGGCAACGCGATTGCGGCAAGGAATGTTTTACCACTTCCTACTGGGACGATATCTATACAGTGCTTATCAGATTGTAACCAATCTTGCATTACAGTCTGTTGCTCACCATATAAAGTGATGTCTATATCATTTGCTGTCGGCATCAACCACTCTCAGAAGCGGTAATTCTGTCCACTCAGGCAACTCTGCTTGTTGAAACTTAAAGTTGTTTACGAGTGATTGGCCCAAAGAATGGATATCCATCTCGTGCTTATCAGCCACGACTTTTGATAGTATCATCTTTTCATATTGAATACGTGCAGAAGTATCACAAGCAATAATACTTGCATGATATCCTTCTGCTAGACATTGTTCAAATGGTTTCCCCAACTGAAGCGAAATCTGTCTCAATATCTTTTCGCTAGTTACTTTAGTACGTTTACTACCAGCTGGTAACTTGCCGCCCTTATAAGGCTTCTTTACGTCTGACATTCTTTTTCTCCTTTACCGGTCTTAAACCATCTAGTCTTCGCTTTAGTGTAGTAATCACATTAGGATATAATGTATGATTTCTTTTCTTCACATATGCATATAACCGCCTAGATAGTTCTTTTACTTCTTCATATGTTAGTGTTGTGTTATCAACAAAGTTACATATCTTGCTCACGCAGGATTCACAGCAGGTGTGCTTCTGCATCATTTCAATATCGTATTCTCTCAACATTCTAATTTACCTCTATAATTTGGTACATACTGAGATGCTTTTCATCTCGTTCAGTCATAACTTACCTTTATATGTCAGAAGCGCAATGCTTGTAATTCCACGAGCAATCAACACTTTCTTAATCAACATCAATTTAGACTCATCCAAACTTAACGAAAACTCAGGTCGAATTATCAATGCATTATGCATCGATATCAATTCAGCAGGAGTCTTGCTATACATACACCTTCTCGTAATCTGTTTCTAAATCTTCAGGGTCTAATCCATCATAAACCACCCCAGAAGCTTTACACTTGTATTTAAGTTTACCATAAACTGTCATTAACTTGGCATTGTGTTGCATCCACGATTCACGCATCAAACAATAACGTTCATTACCAAGGATCAACTTAAACTGCATCTCACAATCACCAACACTCATGTTAGTATCAAATTCTCCATTCTCTAATGTCCACATAAAATCCATACACTTATCTAATTCAATAGGATTCATATAGGGAGACAACTCGGTTACCATTCTATTCATAATCTTATGAACAGATTGCTTCATCCATGGTCGGTCTACTATTCCTTTCAATCGTTCATTCGCTATTTTCATGATTCTCCTAATGCATCAGCGGCTTCTTTCGCCATGTGAGTGCGTAGTTCATGTTCAGCTAATAGCGAACGCAGGAAGTTAACAACTGCTTCTACGCTTAGTATGGTGAAATCAACGCCTCTACGCTCATCTTCAGTCAGAGTAGACATATCAATCTTCTTAGCTTCTTCATGGTGTATCATGGTTTGTGCGAGCAAGGGTTCAATTGTTACC